GCCCCCCCATCCGCGCCACAAGCTCCAAGGCAGTCTGTGTCTTTCCTGCTCCGCATGGCATTACAATGACACCGTTTTTAAGGTCATAGGCGGCCCGTACAGCCTTTTCTTGGTACTGGTATAAAACTATACCACTCTTGTAGTCAATCGCTCGTAAAGGCCCATAGAAGGCTTTGAAACGCATTTCTTGCTCAAACGCCTCCCATAACCTCCTGGCACACCCGAACGGAAGCACAAGTTTATCGCCAACCGTCTCGTACAGGTGATAAAATTCAGGTGTGCCACCCGTCCACTTTCCCATAGCCTGCCGCTTGTAATAATCAGGATTTGGGATCGTCAAATTATCCTCACACCAGCTTAGCAATCTCAAATTGCCATTTTCCACGAGTATCTTTTCTCGGCAATATGCTGTCATTTTTCTATCTTCCATGTCGGCTCTTCCTCCCTTAAATCAACAGACCGTGTGAGCCATAGTTCAGCGTATGGTATTTTGTAAACACAATCTTGATACTTCACGAATATCACAGGTTCAAAATCCGTTCTCCGCATCCAGTATTCAAACGCGCTTTTTTGATTGTCCTCTAATCTATCCATGCGGAATATCGGCACGGCAGACGTTTTACAGTCTGCCGCCACCACTTGCCTGTCACGAACCGCTATTATGTCAAACGGTTGCGCCCCTCGTTCATCAGGCGACACGAAATGCACCCACCAGCCATCCTGCCGCAATATCTCACACATCTCTCGCTCAAATGCAGTTCCCAGCTTTTTGTTATTCATCAATACCCTCCGGCATCTCGCCAAATTCACCATGCAAACACAAAGACGTTGCCAAGCATATAATATTCATCATTTTAGCATCAAGAAGCCGCCAATCGACACAGTCTTTCACTCCGCGTTCCTGTCCACTGACACCAGCCTTTTGTGTTGTAGCTCTTATAAGCCAAGCCACGTCTTTTTTTAGTTGTTCTTTGTCAGCTTCATTATCGGGACTTCCTTTCTCGTTTGAAAACCAAAACATAGACCACATAGCATCTTTCAACCCAGATTTCCAGTTAATCATCCCTCAACCCCCATCTCCACCCCGCAATGTGGGCAGTAATTATACGTTGTCCAATAATACACATAAGGCGTTGACAAGTATCTCCCGCATACCGAACATTTTGCTTCTTGCATTTGTGGAAGTTTAATGTCGTCTACGACTTTCTTGTCGATCCACTTGCCCCGCTTCGCTGGTTTCGCATATACAGTAGGGGCATTTTCAACGTCTCTCTTCGTGATATATGGGACGTGTAATGGGTCGGAAATTGTTTCGCGAATGAGTTTGTCCGCATCAATCAGACGCATTATTCTCACCCCTCCACGTTCTTCGCCCCGCAATGAGGGCAGTATATGTCCATTTTCACTCTAATACCTTCTACAAACCCGCACTCCGAACAATGCCAGTGATAGCACCTGTCAGGTTCTTCAATCCACCGCCCCCGCTTGACAAGTCCCGCATCCATTGATAATGATAGCAAGCGTGTAACATCCTTTTCGGTATGTCCATCCCAATGTTTTCCAACTGGAAGTTCCTCACAATCGAAAAGGTCATAGTATTTGTCCTCATAATGATACGTGTATGACCCTTCCGGGGTGTCAATCCCTACAATAAACCATCCACCACTGAAACACAATTCGCCGTCTTCGTGCCGATGTGATTTCCATGCTTTTTCCTTGTACGCTTTAACTAACGCCGCAAACAGCATCAATCGTTGGTGGTACAACCCGTTAAACGTGTGGTAGCCGTCTGACAAATCCCCAATGCCTGTTGGCGGTATCCTCACTGCATCAACGGCGGGCGCATCATCCAGCCATCCGCATATGTCTCTCGCTGAGTACATTTGTCTATCGCAGTCCCATTTATTATCCCTTTTGCAATCACTGCACTTTTCTGCAAATTTCCACTCTTTTCTAAATGCTTCACGATCTATCAAATCACCCATTTACTTCGCCGCCTTTCATAAACATCTTTAATTCCTTCCTGCACTTCGAGCATAAATACATTATCTCTGGGAACTCTTCGGTTGGGAGATATGACATAAATTCATACACATACTTATACTTACGTAACAGAAATTGGCTTCTCACGTCTGCACTTATTTTCACCCCGCACCTGTCACAAGTATAAATTGTCTGCTCTTTTTTACCCATCCCATTCCGCCTCCTTTCGTTCTTCCTCCGTGGGCTTTGCAGACCAACACCGCCACGTTTTGCCGTAATCTTCTGGCATATACTTCGGATAGCATCGTTCCAAACACGAAACGATATTGCTCCACGAAATCCAATATCCAGTATCTTTACAGTCCATATACAAATATGGCGGTGTATTATATACCCAAGAATGATTTTTACGTAAATTGTATATACCTATCAGTTCTTCCAGCGTCATCACCCTCGGCTCCTGCGCTTTGAGCAGGGCTTTTGCCGCCATGTCAAACGCTTTGAGCACTTCGTCGCCGCCTTGATGGCAATACCCGCAGCTATTTGCGCTGTAATTGAGAATGATTTCTGCCGCCTCTTTGTTGGTCATTCCCACTTCACCGCCTGTCCGCATTTATAGCAATAATCACTTATCTTAAAATGTTTCCCGGTTAGATTCTCCACATAACCAACTATTCCACGCCCACACACCCCGCAATACAAATTCTTATAATCTCCCTCTCTTTTCTCTTGAGGCTCCACAGGTTCCTGCGCTTTGAGCAGTTCCAGAGCATCATCTGCCCACTTTTGCTTGCAGTCTACGTTGCCGTCAACCCCGTCATTGTATGGACAGGAGAAGCAAAATCCATTGCGGCAACACGTCAACCCCTTAATTACCTTTTCCTGGTCGGCCATTTACTTGTCCCTCCCGGCACTTGCTATAGCTAACGCTAAAACCCCGAGGAACGCACTTCCGAAAATAATCCCCAGCAGTCCCCATATGCTTATCGTAATCATCTATACACCCCCGCACATAACGCCATCTTCATCTCCTGCAATTCCTTAATCATCATATCGATTCCGTCCACAATATCCTGCGCATTGTCTTTCTTTCTTATCTCGATATGAGCAGAATCGAAATAGTACATATCAATTCCATTTTCGGGAACGATATTGCATGAAGTAAACCTCCCATGTAACCGCACTTCTCTCTGCACTACATTATTGGAATTAGAAGTTTTCTGCGGAGTGGAATTATCGTCAAGATACTTCCAAGCATCATCTTCGGGATATTCGTACTCCGGGGCCTCTTTTCTCTCCAATTTGGGAGTGCCGTCTATTTTTAATGCTTCATCCTGCTCCACTTGCGAATCCAGCAATTCATCCATATTGACTGTCATAGCATGTTTCCCTCCCCTGAATCTAAGAGCAGGATTTATAAAGCCTTTCTTTCTCCACGTAATAATAGTTCTCTGGCTAACACGTACAGCGTTAGCAATCCATTCGTCATTGTACCCCTGTTTTAGATACTCGTTTATCTGTCCACATATTTCCTGTCTTTCAATCTCCGTATAAGCCTTATGCCATGCCATCTTCTTATCCCTCCTGTAAATAATCGTTACTTGTCGTTATTGTTTGTTACGCTATGCCAAGGCATCGTGCTACGATAATATTTTTCCGATATAGCACTTTGTTCCTCTGGACTTAGAGACGCTATCCGCTCAAACGCACGTTTCTTTGATAGTGCCTGCTGTTCCTTAGTCTTATAAAATGGGCAAATGCTATGAAGCCCAGAACAGTAAAATTCATCCCCCACAGCCGCGCATATCTTTTTCCCTTCAATCTGCGCAAAACATTCCTGACTTTTGGTCACTTTTCTTATCGTATCCACAAGCAAACCTCCTGTATACTTAATATTGCATGATTATATGTATGGGGTATGTTTATCGCATACCCCATACCCTCGTTAAAGTTTAGAACGGAAAATCATCGTCATCTTCTTTTCCGCTACCATTGTCAAACGGGACACCACCGACCACAGGCGCAACCTCACCTTTGGAATTTTTCCAAGGCGGCAAATCGTCCTGCTTATCAGCCTTAATGAAATAACTGATTCTCGTCCTGTCCGGGTCGTTCTTATCCACACTTACCTTGCACGCACCAACCTTACCTATCCAATGCCGCATATCGAAGTCCCCTTCTTCAATGCCACTGAACGAATCGAAAAACTGCGTCAGATTGCGGTTAGTGATTTCGGGCTTGTCGTCGAGGAACGGGATATAATGGTACAAGATGTTCGGCATCCCAGATACCTCAAACTGCAACGCCAGCATATCGTTACCAGAGCTCTTAGAAACGGCTTTCTCGGCCGATTTGATCCTGATCCTATACTTCCCCTCGGGCACCTGCTCGAACGTCTGTTCTTCCCTCTTATAACTCCATGCCATATTAGATGTCCTCCCTTATCACATTGATTTCAGTCACAGCACCTTTGAACCCTTGCAAAACGTTATTCGTGAAGCACTGAACCTGCTCCCAGTCGTAAAACTCTCCGTGGATTTCGTTGTCGGAATTGTACTCAACTTTCCTGCCATTGTTACTGTCGTAGTATTCTTCCTTACGGCTCTGCTTGACCGTAACCTTAAACTTCACCATCCGCTTTCCCTCCACTTCCAAACTTTATAAAATCTTCCGGGACACAGACCTTGCGAGAATCGATTTGGTTCTTGGCGTAAATGTTCTGCGTGGCCTGCAAGAGAATCTTGTGCTCTCCGTCCTTGTTTACGCCTATTTTCCCCACAACGTCACACAAACCGCAGATATTGTCAACGATTTTCGCGCTTATTTTCGGAACGAGCCGCGAATACCCAGAACCGTCAGGAGCTGTGTAAGTATCCATCGTTTCCCATGCCGTCCAGACAACATTCACACCAAAGGACTTCATGAGCCGCAAGGAATTTACCAGCTTAAATTGCATGTACTGATAATCAGCCTGTGCGGGAATCCCTTTATTCTTGCCCTGCGAACCTAAGTCGGACAGGATACAGCGTTCCAGCTCGGAAATGTTATCCACGGCAATGGTACTATAATCAAACTTCCCGCTTTCTACCATTTCCTTGATGGTTTTTAGCGTCTCACCCCAGTCTTGGAAGGTTGTGATATTGCTTATCTGTACAATATCGATTTTGTCAGTATCCTTCACAACCTCATGCTTCGCCAGCGTTCTTTCTATTGTGCGGTCTATGTCCAATACAAGCGTTCTGCCCTTACTGGCTTCCGCAATCAACCCTATTGCTGTGGACTTGCCCACACCAGGGGCGCAATACAGAAGTGCGGTATACGGGAGGTCTTTGACTTCCTCGCTATTGATTTTCTTTATCTCCATCAGTCGTTCCCCCTCTTAATAAGATATATCGCATTGCCCTTCATGAACACATCAGCCCCCCGATATCCCACTCGGTACATATGCTGATACACAGCGGACCTACACGACCTTGCTCTCTGATGGTCATCAAGAACGATTTTCAGAATATCGTTTTCATCTTCGATAAAGTCGTTAATCACTTTGGAATATTTTGTATAATCGCCATATTCCTTCGACTGATACGCTCCGGGCTTATGGTCTCCAAGTCTACCAACCTGAATATCGACTATCATGATTCGTCCCTCCTGACAAATCCGACATACTCTTGCTCCGGGTCATAACTCAAACATATCGGCGAGTAATCGCAACGTCTGCAAAATCTATTACAGTTTGCAGTATTACGATAAAAGTTTCCAGATACTTCCTTGGTATAATGAAGCTCTTGAATCATTCTCCGTAAATCAAGCTCGAAATTAGCAATATCTTCGTCAGTTCTCGTAATTTCAAGAAGCCTGATTTTTGATTCCGTATCTTCATCGTACCAACTTACCATTCGCTCGAAAAATTCTTCCTCACTCTCACCTCGCTTCTGTCGTATCGTAGGCTTGCGGCATACGGTATACCACACCTTACGTGCCCCAGTCGCAAACATATACGCCAGTATTTGTTCATCCCATTGGAGATTGAACTCATACTCTTCGGTAATTTCTCCGGAGGTTGTCTTGTGCTCCACAATCTGACCATCGTCAGTTATCGCATCAATCTTCCCCACAAGCACATCGGAAAGCACATCCTTCTCGAACCACGTTTCAGCGGAAACAACCTTGAACTTCGGATATATGCACTTCTGATATGCTACAGCCATAGCACTTTCCTTCGATAAATCAGAAGTATCTATCTCGCCAGTCTTATAAAGAGTTTCCAGCTTCTCGTGATAGCTACTGCCCGCGATAAGAGCCGGGGCAGTAGCTACGGGACTTACTTTCTCGATATACTTCAACTCGTACTCACGCCTGCAAGCCTTGAAAGTACGTAGCGAAGTAATACTGACACGCATCAGTCTTCACCCTCACCATCGCCAACGCCAACGCCAAGTGCGTCAATCAGACTTTGCACAATATCATCCAGCTCGGACAGCTCTGACAAAATCTTAGAAAAGTCCTTATCGGTTTCGCTTTCGTTCTTCTCGTCCTGCTTCTATTCCTCTTTTTTCTTCTTCGTATCATGCAGTTCGGAAAGTTTCTTGCCGATTTCCTCCATCGGATTATCGCTAAGCACGAAATCAGGAATGGCGTCCCTCAACTGAACAGAGAAAAACACGGCGTCCTTAGGGCTACTTGCTTTAATCTTCTTGTATAGTTCTCGAATCATAACGGTCAGATCACTGCAAATAGTAGTAATGGAGCCACAAGCCTGAATCTCAATCTTGCCAGAATCAAAGGACAACTTCAACATGTTACTGTACTTCCTTTCCGATAATAAGTTCGATCTTGGCCTTAGTCAACTTAGTCGGAGTCTGCGATTCAGTTTCAACACTATGCACGGTCTGCAAACTCAATCCACACCTCCGGGCAAGTTCCGTCTGGGAAATCCGTTCCTTCGCCCTATACTCTACCATTCGTTCGCCCAAAGTCATTCCGGTATCGTTCCCCTTTCTGCCCGCGTACAATGCCCGCGGGCAGGCGATCGGTTAGTTCTGTTTTGACTTCCACATGGCAATCCTCCGGGCCGTATCCTTCTCAATCCGCTTCTGAACGGCCAGCTTGTTCTTGATGGACACCCTCTCACCTCCTGTATTTTATGCATTCCTTCCCCGGTCTGAACCAATTCTACCACCGCCAGCAACGTCTGTCAATACTTTTTTTCAAAAAAGTCTATTTTTTTCAAACTTTTAACAAACCAAGTGCATCATCGTGCAGTATTTTACTACATTTCACAAAAGTCCCCTATAGAGCAAATTTTTTTAAGGACTTTTTTATATACCCCCATTTTACTACATTATTTTATTTTGCTACATAGAAAAAAGGTATAAATATTCATAATATATGAATACTTATACCTTATAGAGATGTTATACAGGAATAATAATTACAACAGTCTACGCATCACGGCATCGTACAGCTTTCGATTCATGATCTGCAATGTGGACATTAACTCATCTATAACGGGCAGGACTTCATTCCAGTCCTTTCCTATTATAGCCCCTCCAAACTCCGTATCACTCTCGTACTCAATCTTCTGTTTTTCGACCTCTTTTTCAGGGCCACTTGCAAATGAGTACCCAGCCACTTCTTTCTTTTCTCCAAACAATTCGTTGCGAATTGTCAGAAATGCGGCAAGTTTGATGCACGTGTTAGCGTTCGGGTTTCGCTCCCCTTGACACTCGGCTATCGCCTGTTCCAAATCGTTTTCCGTTATCAAGGGGCTTCACCTCACATCTGTTCCATTTCCTGTATTGCTTTCTGGATATGCTGGCGTGCCCCCTGTGGGAGTTCCTGCATCATTTCCTCAAGCTGTTGCACATACTGCTCGTTATCGCCCTCACGGGAGTATCGGCCCATGCTATCCCTTCTGGCGTTCCTACCTCTACCACGGGCATAGGAGCCGCCACCACGGGGCATAGAACCGCCCGTATAGCTTCTGCCACGTCCACGGGCTCCACTCATACCACTATCGTAAGAGCCGTCATAGGGGCCATCGTAAGAACCGTAGGAACCTTCCTCGCCCATCTCTTTCGCCTCGATAATCTTGTCCAGATTTTTCAGCGCGTGGGCAAGTTTGTCCACAACTTCCAGCGTGCCGCCCGTAAGTTCGCCCTTGGAACCATATTCCTCAAGTTCTTTGCAGAGCATTTCTTTGAGCTTATAAAGCTCGTTCATCTTCTTTTACCTCCCTTCTGTCAGGCTATGCGAGTCACGGTCAGATTTGCGTTCTGAACCAGAATCGCAGGCGCGGGCGTTGTCGCGGGTGTCATACTTTCAGAAGTGTTTTCAACGGAAACATTGAAACAGCAGCATCTGGGTACGGTGATAATTGCCGTACTTGTGACGTTAAAGAAATTCTCAGAAGTGGGCGGGTCGGTAGCGACTGAGGCAGGCGTAACGATAGCCCTACTCGTAAGAATAGGCTCACCATCGATAGCCAACGCAACACTAATCGGCCCTATCACTCCATCATTCGGAATAGCAATATTGCCATTGAACGTCACCTGATACCTCGCAAAATTCCCACAAGAATTATTAACAACGCCTCGGAGAGTTACAATTCCGCTTTCGTTTCTATGCAGAACGTAACCATGATTGCAAGCGATAGACGTATTCAACACTACCGGCTGATTCGGCTGTACGGTCTGCACGGGATTATAAGTAAACTCTGCCATTTTTTCACACCACCTTAAAACGTGCCGTTAAAACCGCCAATGTTATTACCGCATCCGCATCCACCGTTATTGCAGGTAAAAATCGGAGTACGCCCGTAAACGGGGGTAGACGGCACAGGGCAGGTATTCAGCCGATTATAAAGCTGGTCAACCTCATTCGCGAAGCCCTGCTGGATAAAAGCGTTCTGGGCGGTCTGGGAAGCCGCCAAGTCCTTCATGGCAATCTGCTGACGGAGAGCGGAGATTTCATCGTTCTTCGCATCGATCTTGTCCTGACAGAGCTGGTCGAGAATCCGCTGGATGCCCGCCGTCTGATTTGCGAGAATGTCCCTCACACCATCGGACAGAGCCGCACGGTCAGCGCAGTTTTCCGTGGCGATAGTGTATTTCAGGTCGTTGGTCGCAAGACGGTTTTCACAGCAACACTGGGCCAAACTGGACTGTACAGCCGTAAGCCCCTGCGTGTTAGCGGTCTGGGCAGCGAAGGAACGCTCCATGTCCGCAATCTGATTGGCATACAACTGCTGGGCGATAGCGTTCTGGGCACTGTTCACCATGGCGTTCACGCCAGCGAAACCAGTACACAAGCTCTGCTGGACGCCGTTGAAGCCCTGATTCATGGTATTCTGCATATCGCCGCAACAGCCACAAAGCTGGGTGGACAGGGCAGAAATACCGCTTTGGAGAGCGGAAACGCCACTCATGACAGCCGCCTGGTCAAAACCACGCTGGACGGCATAACCGCTATTGCCGCCATCGTTAATTACGATAGGCGCGCCACCGAAACCGCCATTGTTTCCACCGAAGTTATTGCCCCAGCC